AACCACATTATGCACCCACCTTTTTCATAGCTTTAATGTGTGATTTTTTAAAGTTCACACCTTTTTTCATATCTTTTTTCATTTGCGCCATATGTTTTGTCGTATGGTGTATTTTATGTTTTGTTAAAGTTTTCTTTTCTTTTTTATCAATCATGTAATTAATTCCCCATACTTTTTATCATTGCTAGTTTTTCTCTGGCTTCATTAGCCATTTCTTGTTTTTCAATAGAAGTATCAGCTCTAAGTTCTGCTAACTCTTCAGTTTGATCTAGTTTTTCTGATTGTACGCTTTGATTCATCATAGATTTCATTTTATCTAGATTTAATCTATCTTCAGCATCTTTTTTCTTCTGTTCGTTGTCTTGAGCTCTAATATCTAACTCTCTTGCTCTTAATTGTGCAATAGGGTCGTTACCAAAGTCTCCAGTAATTGCTTTTTCTTCCTTCATATAGTCTTCAGTCATGTCAGCAATTAAAATAGCTTTTCTAGCTTCAATTTTTTGTTGTAACGGCACCATTTGTTGTTGAATTTGTGGATTCTGTTGCGCCATCTGTTGCATTTTTGCCAGTTCTTGTAATTCTCCTCTAAATTCTAATTCAATTTGCTCTTGACCCATTAAACTTATGTGTTCCATACAGTTTTTTTGTACGGCAGCACTAACCATGGGTGCATTTCTAGCTAAATTAGTTGCAAGAAAATTTAAATGAGCTGTCATGTGTGCTCTGTGGTCTTGACCTGGAAAAGCTTGGAATGGTTTTGAACCCATTGCTGCAATATGTTCTAACGCTGGATCTAATGGTGTTGGTTGTTGTGGTTTAATTAAAATTGCATCAATGTTTTTTACACCTAAGGCCTCATACATGTTTCTGTATACTGCATACTGATTGTGTATTTGTGGATTAGCTGCTGCTAGTTGCATTTCTGTTTGTGCAAGTGATATTCTTTGTGTTTGAGAAAATATATTAGGATCTGAAACTGGTAAAATATCTATCTTGTCATCAAAGTCCATTTGTTTAATTTGTTTCTGTCCACCAATAACATCGTATGGATACTCTGGTGGTAAATAAGTTTTAAATACTCTAGCAAGAATAGTAAATTCTTTTTTCATGGCAGCATACAATCTTTTGTGTATGGCTGACATAACTCTAGATCCTCTTTCCAACATAGCTACTGTCGTGCCCACTGCTGCTTGTTGATTCCCGTCTCCTACTTGCATATCGGCAATCGAAGCGAATCGTTGCCCTGCATCTACCACGACACCCATAAGTTGTAATAAAGTCTGTGACGGCTCTTTAAACGGTAGTGTCATGAAGGCATCTTTTAGATTTCCGCCTGGAGCATCTACGTCTCGGAATTCACCTGGTTGAATAGATTGTGCCTCGTCTCTCATCTTAATACCACGCATTTTAAATCCTGCGGGTAAGTTAGACAAGGTACCAGCGTCGAGCAATTGTCTTAATGCTGCTGTTGCTGTTCTTGATAAACCACCTATCATGTGAGTTAAACCAAAACCGTAAAAACCTAAACCAGGTAAAAATTTAAAATGAACAAAATAATTAATTTTGTCTTTCATAATATCTTCTGCTGCAAAGTTTCTTCTAATTGATAATATTTTTCTTGTACCTTCTTCTAAAGTTACAATGTAAGGAAGTTTAATTCCTGTAGGTGTTTCATCTTCACCTAAATCTTCAAAGCCTTCTAAATCTAAATTAACATGGCACTCTAAAAGCGTAAACATCTTTTGATCTCTACCTCTTTGTGTACCTTCTAATTTTCTTTCAACTTTTTCTGAATCTGTTTCTTCCATGTAAGATGCATCCAATTCCATATCTTTATAGAATCCACCTACTTGTTGTTTTCTTAAATCGTTTTCTGTCATACGCACTTTGTGAATTATAGATTCACAATCATCTAATGATGTTGCTGTGTAAGGTACAACAATGTCATCAGCAGGTACAAATTTAGATACTGCTCTTTGCATAATCTCATCGTAATAGATTTTTTTAAATGCAGATCCTGCCAGTGGTAAATAAAATAACATCTGATCAAACTCTGCTTCATACTCTTTCATCTCAGACATGATTTGATAATTCATAAAGTCTTTTACTCTTTGTGACTGAGCTTCTTTGTCTGGAGTAGGTACTCCAACAAATTGAGTTCTAACTGGGCCATCTGCTGGCAATAATTCTTTGTATGCTTGTGCTTGAAACTGAGTTACAGCTTCTGCTAATACTGGGTGAGTTGCACCTGATGCTCCTTTGAAAGGTTCTGTTCTATCATCGTAATTAAAACCTAAAAGTTCTAATCCTTGAGTGTAAGTTTTCTCCCAATCTTTTCTTGAATTTTTGTAATCCATGTAATTGTCAGAAAGTTCTGAGCCTAATGGATCTAGTACATCGTCTGGTAAATATTCAGCGAGATTCGAGAAATGGTTTTCTCCACCTTCAATGTTAACCTTTGAAGGATCAAAATTTATGTCAACACTACCATCTTCGTTCTCTTGAACATCAACCGGACCCTTATCATCTTGTGGTCCTGTCTCTTGTTCAAATTCTACTTGTAGTTCTTCCTCACTAGGAATGTTAACTTCTTTTCTTACCTCGTTGGGTAACGACTTGTCTATTTCTGCCATTTATTTTCTCCAGTTTCATTGTCTTAACAGTATTGTAGTTAATATTCAACCCTTGTGGTGTTGGTCCTGATTTAGGTGGTGGGCCACTCTTTTTACCTTTAATCATTTTTTATTTTTAGTAATAGTTAATAAATCTTCAATTTCGTCTAAACTCGTTATAGTCTCATAATTTTTTCTGTCTGGGCTACTAAAATTTCCCATGTCTTCTTCTAATATATATTGCCCTGGATCGTCTTTCATATTTTCTCTATGAAAAGTTCTGTTTTTAGCTTTTTTAATCTGGCTAGGTGTTCTAATTTTACCGGTTGCAAAACCTTCTAAATAATCTGTTTCAGATAACAAGTCATCTAATATATTGGTTACATTTTCTCCAGCTTCAATATCATAATCATCAGGGCCTATTTGAACAGCTTGTGGTTTTGATTCTACGGCAGAAAATTCTCCTTTTGTTTTCTTACCCGTTTCTTCAATTACTTCTGGTGCTTTGTATTGCATTTCTAAAGGTTCGTTTAAAGCATTCTTGCCACCAACAACTTCTACTCTAACATCATTAGTTGCAGTGTTATAATGAACATCTACTGTTGCATCTTCAATATCTATTCTTTTAACAATTTCTCTTTCAGCTGTTGCTGCTGTGTCTGTTACATCATCTCCCATTTTTAAAACTTTATTAACAAATGGTTGAAACCATTCTGGCATCCCACTTACTTTTTCCATGACTGTTTCAACTGCTGCCGCTGCTTTAGGTGATTTAGCAAGTTTAAAATATTTTCCAATAACAGGTAATGCTGCTAGTGCAGTCAGTCCTTTTATAACAGTTCTTCTGCTAGGATCTTTTGGTCCATCAGCATAACCTACACGGCCACCGTTATTATATTCTTGTATCACGTCTTTAATATCCATATCTTGATCATTAAGCACATCTTGTGATGAATAATAATCGCTAGCGTCAGAACTAAATGTTTCGTCCATCAACATATTGTTATAAGCTTTTTTGTTTTCAGGTGTCATCTGTTCAACTTTACCTATTTCATCTTTTGCAAAATCGTAGTATTGTTTTGCAACCGCTGCCGCATTTAAAGTTAAACCAGCTGGTGTCATAATTGTTGCTGCCCTTCCAATAGGATTTAAAGCAAACCTACCTAATGCTGCTAATGCCCCTTTTGATGTAACATTTTTTCCAAATTGTTTTGCTATTTCAGGAAGAAGTAAATCCATACCTACTTCAGAACCTAATCCTTTTTCAGCGTCTCCTATATTGTATGATTTTGTAAGTGCATCATAAACTTTGCCTTCTTCAGTATCCGCAGTGCTTTGATTAAAATGTTTAATAAAAGATGTAGTAGCAAAAGCTAATCCAGACGTAACAGAACCTGCAGCTTTAAGTCCTCCTTTTACAATAGGTTTACCAACTC